CAAAACTAAAGAATATACATCAAATCGAAGTGTATCTTGTTTCTTAAGACCACCAAACTCATTTCGAAATTCTTCACGAATAGATACGTCAACATCCAATGCAAAACGTCGAAGAATACTTTCTGGGCATACAGAACATTCCATAGCCCTAATAGTTTCATCATTTGTTGTTGCAATGACTGCATCATTACCTGGATAATATTTACCCTTTTCTTCCGCAGAAGCTTTTTCTAACGGTCGTGGAATCGTATTAACATAATTTAATAATCTATCATAATTTGGCTTATTATTTTTATTATTAGCAACATCATCAGCAACAATAATCTTATGCGACGGTAAAATAGTTGATTCAAAACTCTCATCGAGATTTGTAAAAACAACATTACCACCTTCAGAAGGATTACGGTTATACGCATTCAAAATAGTCTTGGACATCAATTTAATCATGGTTGATTTACCACAACTAGATGGTCCTGACATTTTAATAGCATATGCCTCTTCCTTTGAAGGAGCATCAGCTTTTCGTGCCCATAAATTAGATTGCATTTCTGTTAATTTCCGAATAAAATTCGATACACTCATACGTTGTTGTACGCTTGTAGCACGCACAATCAATTTCTTTGCAGTCTCTACAGCTTTCTTCAGGCGAGCTTCATAAGAATCTGGTGTAATACCATACACATTCTTAAGCTCAATCTCCTGACCGGACAAAACAAAATTATAAGCCTGTTCGAGTTCACGAACTTCCAGCTCAAAAACTTTTGTTTCATCACGACCTAACAACAATTTACTCCAATCACCAGAACAAATATTGGCCCAATTTCCTGTAACAAACTTGTAAGCTTCAAAAGCCATTTCAATTACATCCGAAAGATCAGGTATTTTACTTCTGAATTCTCTAAACTTTTCACAAATGACATCAAAATTCAATGTTTCTACAGAAATCATTTCTTTTCCTGCAGCATACAAAGTCATTATTTTAGTAAAGAAATCACTAATATTTCCCCATACTCTATCATTCAATAAAGAATCTGACATCTTAAAAAATGATAAAATATAATCAGAATATGAAACTTTTCCATCAGCTTGCATAAAAGCAATTTCAAAAGCTTGCTTAAACCAAGATAAAGCCAAATCTGAATGCTTCTGTGGAAAATTTCTTACAAAGAAATTGGTAACATTTAAGAGTACTCCCGTCCATTCGGGATTCTTATATATGTTATATAACGTTGTAAATAAATCCAACAGAAACTTCAATAAATCCTCACCAACATAATCGCGAGCTGTTTTTGCAGCCTCAATCACTGAATGTAAGACATCAAGCAAAGGCACACCATATTGCCGAACTAATTCCGCATTAGGTGTTGCCATTGTATGAGCTATACGCTTCATCCGCTTTTTCTCCTTCTTCAAATCGTCTAATTTCTTAAGACTCCTAGCAAGGGCTTTATTTTCCTTCCGTAAACGTAAC